CCGCTGCCGCGAAGCCGGCGGCGCCCGCCCCCGTGGCGAAGCCCGAGCCCGTCGCGGCCCCCGCGCCGGCGCCCGTGGACGACGACATGCCCGAGGCGCTGCGTGGCAAGACGCCCGCGCAGCTCGCGAAGATGTACCGCGAAGCGCAGACGCTGATCGGCCGGCAGGGCAAGGAACTCGGCGACTACCGCCGGCAGTTCGACCAGTACGTTCAGCAGGACCTCGCCGAGCGCCGCCAGCGGCGCGTGGCGGCCGATGCGGCGGCGCCCGCCCCGGCGGTGAAGAAGCCAGAGGAGATCGAGGCCGAGTTCTTCGCGAAGCCCGTCGAGGCCGTGGACGCTCGGGTCTCGGAGCACCCGGAGATCAAGCGGCTGCGCGAGCAGCAGCAGGCGCTCATCCAGCGCGAGCAGCAGCGCGTGCAGCAGTCGAACCACGACGCTTTCAACCGCCTGCACCCGGACGCGCGCGAGATCCTGCAAGACCCGGAGTTCCAGCAGTGGGTCGGGGCTTCGCAGGTGCGCATTGCGCTTCTGCGGCGCGCGGACGCGAAGTACGACGTAGCCGCCGGCAACGAGGTGTTCGGCACCTGGAAGGAACTCAAGGCCGCTCGGGCCGCGCAGGCGGCGCAGACCGCTAGCGAGGCTGGCAGGGCGCTCGCCGCCGCGAAGGCCAAGACGGCCGAGGCGCGGAAGCAAGCGGTGAAGGACGCGACCGTGCCGACCGGCGGCAACGCCTCGCCGGCCGAAGGCGGTAGCGGCAAGAAGATCTACCGCCGCGCGGACATCCGCCGCCTGATGGAGAACGATCCGGCGCGCTATGAGCAGTTGTCGGACGAGATCCAGTTGGCGTACGCCGAAGGGCGGGTGCGTTGAGCTACCACAGCGAGCAAACCTGGACGCCGGGGGTGCACGCACCGCTCCCGGCGGGCAGTCTAGTCATGGGGCCGGTGGAAACGGACCCGCACGGTCTGGCCGAACTCAAGGCGAACCGGGCGGTGAACTGCGCGCGGCGGCCCAAGGCCATGCCTAAGCGCGAGGCCACGGACGGCCGCGTTGCGGTCGTCGGCTGCGGCCCGTCCCTCGCGGACACTTGGCCCTTGCTCGTGCAGCAGAAATGGGACGCCATCTGGACCACGAGCAAGGCGCATGACTTCCTGCTCGAGAAGGGCATCCGCCCGACCCACCACACGGACGTGGAGTGGCGCGCATACAAGGCCAACTACAACACGCGCGCCTCGCCCACCACCAGGTACGTGCTGGCGACGCACATCCACCCGGATTACATCGCCGCGCGCCCCGAAGCGCAGGTCGAGCTGTTCCACGTCGAGTACGAGTACGGCGGCGGCCCGTACGAACCGGGCTACCACAAGGTGCCCGTGGCGTTCGACGCCGGGCTCCAAGCCGCGCAGGTCGCGTTCCAACTCGGCTACCGCGAGCAAACGTGGTTCGGATTCGACGCTTCGGCGGTCGGAGAGACGCACCACGCCGACGACCACCCCCGGATGCTCCCGCACGAGCGGATCGACGTCGAGGCCGGCGGCCGCGTGTACCGCTCCTCGAACCTTTTGGTGCGGCAGGCGCTCTTTTGCGAGCGGATGCTGGGCAAGGCCGGGCCGAAGATGCGCGTAACCATCACCGGAGACGGGCTTATGCGCCCCTTCCTGCAAGTTCGCCGGCGCTGCGCCGTGCGATAACAGCAATTTCATGCTATACTGTCATTTCGGTCGGGAAACAGCCCGCGCGGGCTCCACGACCTCCCCTCCGCGCCGTCCCCGCCGCTTCCTGAGCGGGAGAAACGACCCCTTTCCGCTGCCGGCCCCCTCGGGACACGCCGAATGCGTCCAGGAACCCCCGTTTTTCCCTAACCCTCACCTCATAGGAAGCCAAAATGGCTGCGTGTAACGTAATTTCTGCGGATCTGGCAACGGCCGGGTTCGTGCCGGACCTCTGGTCCGACGAAATCATGGCGTCGTACAAGACGAACGCCGTCCTCGCCTCGCTCGTGAAGAAAATCGCCGTCAAGGGCAAGAAGGGCGACTCGATCACCCTCCCGGCCCCGTCTCGCGGCGCCGCCTCGGCGAAAGCCGCGGACACCGTTGTCACGGCGCAAACCGCCGGCGGCACGGGCATCACCATCGCGCTGACCCAGCACTGGGAATACTCCCGGCGTATCGAGGACATCGCGGAAGTCCACGCGCTCGGTTCGATGCGCAAGTTCTACACCGATGACGCTGGCTACAGCCTGTCGGTGGCGAAGGACAACATCCTGTTTGCCGCGGCGGAAACGCTCAACGGCGGCAGCGCGACCACCCTCTCTGGTGGCCTCGTGTGGAACAAAGCTGTTATCGGCGGCGACGGCTCGACCGAATTCGTGGATGCCTCCGGCAACGCGAACGCGACGGCCATCACCGACGCCGGCATCCGGCGCGTGATCCAGACCCTCGACGACAACGACATGCCGCTGAACGACCGCTTCCTGGTCGTCCCGCCGGTCGGTCGGCGCGTCATGATGGGCCTGGCTCGCTTCTCGGAGCAGGCGTTCAAAGGCGACGGCAACACCATCAAGAACGGCAAACTCGGCGACGTGTACGGCGTTTCGGTCCACGTTTCGAGCAACTGCCCGGTCCCCTGCGCGGCGACTACCGCGAAGGTCGGCCTGATGGCCCACAAGTCGGCTATCGCTCTGGCTGAAGTCCTCGGCCCGCGCGTGCAGACCCAGTATCAGCAAGAGTGGCTTGCCACCCTCCTCACCGCGGACACGATCTTCGGTGCGAAGGAAGTGTATGACGGTGGCGGTCGCGCCATCGTGATGCCGGGTAGCTAATCCTGACGGTAGTGACGGCGGGGGCTAATCGGTTCCCGCCTCAACCCCCTCACAACCCAAAGGAAACTACTCATGTCGCGCCTCTCCAACAACATCAACGACCGTGACACCGTCACGGATCGCGTGGTGTTCCTGACCGGGACTGGCACCGTTGCCATCAACCGGGAACTGCACGCCAACCGTCACCTCGTCATCAACGGCGCGGCTGGCACGGCCGGCGTGGACATCACCATCACCTACACCCTGCCGCCCGCGGTTGGGAACGGTGACACCTTCAAGTTCTTCAACCCTGCCGCACGCACCACGGCCTCGCTGATCTTCTCGGTCGCCTCGACCGCGGACGTCGTCACCGGCGGTGTTGCGGTTCTCCCGACGGCTGCGGCCGCGACGGACGAGCAGTTCTTCTTCTCGACCAACGCGACGACCGTCACGCTCAACTGCACGACTACCGGTGGCCTCGGCGGCGACTGGCTGGAGTTCGTTGACGTGGCCGCTCACGTTTGGCACCTGCGCGGGGCGGTTCACGCCTCGGGCAACCAGACGACCCCGTTCGCGTAATACACCTACGGTTTCGGGGGCCACCGTCAAGGCCCCCACTGAACACCTTCAGGAGCGAACCTGTGAAGCTACGTATCGACCCCGCGGCCGTCCGCGTCGCCATCGGCATGCCGATTGGCTTCCCCTACGTCCCGTCCGGGACCATGCTGTCCCTCGCCGCCACGACTGGCGTGCTGTCGGCCAACGGCATCCGGTGCGAGATCATCACCCCGACCAGCACCTACGTCACGCACGCGCGCGACGGGGTCGTGGATGCGTTCCTGAAAAGCGACGCCACACACCTGTTCTGGATAGATTCTGATATGGGCTGGACCCCGCGCGACTTCCAGCAGATTCTGGCGCTCGGCACGGTCCTCCCGGTGGTCGGCGCGACGTACGCCCTGCGGCGCGACCCGCCGCAAGTCATCGTGAACGGCATGGGCCACGAGCCCAACGAGTACGGGTGCTACCCGATCCACAGCATGGGGCTCGGCTTCACGTGCATGCAGCGCAAGGTCATGGAAGAACTGGCCGCCACGAAGCCGACGCTCAAGATGACGCTCGGCGAGGACGAACTACCGGACATCTTCGAGTTCCGCACCGTCAAAGGCGCGGTCCAGGGCGAGGACATCACGTTCTTTGACGACATCGGCCGGCTCGGCTACGCCATCTGGCTCGACCCCCGCATCACCCTCAACCACTACGGCATGAAAGCGTACTCGGCGACACTCGCCACCAAGGAACCCGAATGAGCAAAGACAACCTCATCTCGCTGCGCGTCACCGCGGACACCAACAGCCCGTCTAACGGCATCACGCAGTCGATCCTCGTGCACAAGATCACCGTGCTCGGGGGCTCGAACAACGTGGCCCAACTGGACATCGCGGAAGCCGGCGGGAGCACCGACCGCGCGACCGTGATCGCCGCGGCGACTCTGGGCGCCAGCGAGAACTTCGACCCGCCCCTCCCTCTCAATGGGCTCGACGTGGACATCACCGGGTCCGGCGGTGTCGGCTTCGTGTTCTACACCCGCGAGTATTAAACCCAACCGATAGGAGCGACCTATGGCTTTCCACTTCCTCTGCACGACCAACCCGACCGG